CAACACAGAGCTACCTGCCATCTATTCCATGTGGCGGTGACTTGCAATACACATACTGCCTTGCCCGGATATCTCCGATGTCAGCTCCTGTATCGGACTCGTCTACAATGGTCAGCTCCATGCTGGTGATGCCTTTGGCAAGTTCCATCACTCTAGCTTTGGATTTAGTTAGAAGATTTCCCGGAATAGTCACATCGTCCCAAACTTCCGTAGTCCAAATCCATCCGATTTCTTCTACTGCTTCTTCATCATAAACGTAATTCACCCCACCATTGACCCCTGCAATGCTGACCCTCTCATCGGTTTCTGCTTCATTTCCTTCTTCATCGATTATTTTTATTTTTGCTCCCAAAGGAACTAATGCCGTGTAACGTTCTGTATGATCACGGTTAATCTTCACATCCAGAAGGTTTTTTCCATACTCCACAGTCTGTAAAGAATAAGCGGTATAATCGGATAAATAATCCAGCACCTTTCCTTCCTCGGTATATCTTACCTGCAAGTAGCCACCATGAGTTTTAATCAACTTCTCTTTGATGGCATCCAGCGTCATGGAATATTCCGAATTACTGTAGGATATATAATCGTTATCGTCTGTAACCGTGACATTTCCAATTATAAAACGCTTCTTTTCTTCCACAGATTTATTGTGTTCAGAGACAAATAATTCCAGAAGTCCAAGAAGCGTTCCTGTATATTCATAAGGTGGCTGAAGGCTGTCTTTCAAATATGCAAGTGCAGATTCACAAGTCCAGGTATGACTATTATAAAAATCACTTCCATCGTCCAGTGCTCTGCCTTCAAACACTGTTACTTTTCCCTTTTTACATTCGATGACCGAAGCCATCGGTTTGATACTATCCAAATATGGATGATTGAATGGTGCTGACAGAGTCAGACTGTCGATATTTTCCGCATCCTCATTTATCTGCGCCTGCGTAATTGCAAGTTTGGATAAGTGTGGATGATAGAAAATCGCACCATCCACATAGATGCGAAATAAACTCATAGCCTACCCTCCCTGTATCGAAATGTAGTGGTTCCATTTCCGGTAACCGTAAGTGTATTTTTTCCTTCCTGCAATTCCATCTCTGGGAATTCCCACGTCCCAGCACTCACAGATTTTTGAAATGTATCCTCACCAACTTTCCATGAAAAAGCAGTCTCAGCGGTTGTTGTGACTACCGGAACTACGGGCATGTAGTCGTTGGTAAGTGTAACATTTCCACTGACTGATACCACAACAACCGTCTCTTTTGTATGGTACAGATAGGAATCTCCATCTGTGCAGGACAACACCAGCTGTCCCTTATGACTTTTCGGATCATAAGTCGATGAGGCCTCTAACGTGCCAATCGCATATACATCTGCACTATCGGAACAAACCACCTCGCAGAGCCTTCCGGCAAAACGATTTACAACTTCACTGACCTTCTGATTAAAGGATTCCCTTGTGCCATGCATGGAAAGCGTAATCGTAAACTGCCGTGGTTGATAGGACACACTCCCCAAGGCTTCGGTATATCGTATTGGAGAGTTTCGTCCCGGAACCACAATCGTATTTGTCTGGGACTGTGGAGTCGGAAAATCAATCATCTCTCGAATCCACCCCAGACCATATAGCGAAATTCCATTGATCATCACATCCAAGATCATAAACTCAACCTCCTATTCAGCCTTTGTGCTTGTCCTAATTTATTATCGATTGCCGGAAGCAAATGTCCCACAAGTGTACCATCTTCCAGATAAATTCCTTTACTGCTGTTAGCTGCAATCACTGCAAGATACTGCTCCATTGCGGACATATCCAGTCTGCTAGAAAGAATCGATTCCAGATTATCATAGAAACCTTTCAATGGGAGGATAGCTTCTGCTCCTGCTTCACCACCTGCCATTAGATTTGTACCATTCATCCCGAACACAGTCGGACTAGTCATGATACCGCCTTCCTTATACCATTCGATAGATAGCTTCGGCACCGATGGCGGTGCGATAGACAAGCTTCCGGAGATTTTGAAATGCGGGAGCTTGATCTTCGGAAGACTGATTTTCATATTTGCAAAGAAACTCTGAATTTTATCTACGATTCCTTTAATCTTATCCCTCGCTGATTCAATCGGAGTCAGAATGGCAGTCTTGATACCATTCCAAACCGATGTGGCTGTACTCTTAATTCCGTTAAAGACAGAAGATACTGTACTTTTTACAGAATTAAACACGGAAGAAACCTTACTTTTAATTCCATCTACTACTGTAGAAATGGTCGATTTGATACCGTTCCATACAGAAGAAACCACAGATTTTACGGCATAAAATACCGTTGTTACTACAGTTTTTATAGCGTTCAATACACTGGAAATCTTGGTACTGATTGCTGTCCAGATAGTTGATATTACATTCTGGATTACTCCCATAACTGTAGAAATAACACCGGACACTGCATTAATAGCACTAGACACCACTGATTTGATGGCTTCCCACACTGCCACAATGATTTCTTTACAGTTCTCCCAAATGAAACGATATGGAAGTGTAATAATATCAAATGCAGCTTGTAAAATAGAGCCAATCAGCATAATCGCAGTTTGCACCACGTTACAAATGCCTTCCCATACAGATTTCAGATGTTCCCACAAACCTAAAAACCATGTCTTAAGTGTCTCTACCATCTGACCAATCCCGTTACAGATCGTAGTCCACAAATTACCAAACCACTCCGTGATAGCTCCCCAGTTTTTTACAATCGCAATAATGGCTGTAATAGCTGCAGCTACCCCTGCAATGATACCAATAATCGGTGCTAATGAAATATTCAGTGCACCAACGGATACTGCCACTGCAGCGATCACTGGGACGAGTGCTGTAAAAACAGCGATCAGTGCCCCAAGAATAATAACAAAGTTCTGAACTGGCTCTGGCATTTTTTCAAACCATGCATTTATGGTTGTGATCACTGCTACAAGCGGAGGAATGATGGTATTGGCAAGCTCCATCAATTTTTCTCCCAACGGTACTAAAGACTGTTGTAACTTTCTGGTGTGCGCTTCCATCTGTTGCATCGGTGTTGTCGTTGCATCGAACATCCCCTGTGCAGAGCCAGCCACACTGTCATAGGTACTTCCGACCGAAGTTAAAGATGTAATAAACTTTAAGTTTCCATCTTCTGCCATTGTTCCAAAAGCAAGTGCAGCTAGGTTTAACGCTTCCTGTTGGTTCGTACAGTTTCCAATATCCGCCACAATAGAATCAATAACTTCTTTCTGCGTTGCTCCTCCATTCTGCCATGAAGTGAACAACTCTTGTGTCTTTGTAGAAAAAGAGCCGATGGACTCTCCAATTGTTCCATCGACCAATCTAGTAGTAACCTCATTGATAGCATCGTTTACCTTATCCAGGTTATACGCACCATTTTTCAGTCCATTATCCAAAAGCTGAAAATACTCAGAAGCAGAATATCCTGCCTGTGAGAACTTGCCAGCGTATTCACTTAGGTTATCACCAAGTTCATTCGTCTTATCCAGACCATTCTGCGTACCCTTTACGATGTAATCCATCGCTTCCTGTGCAGTCAATCCGTACTGCTGCATGAGGGAATTGACACCACGAAGGGTCTCATTCATATCGATGCCGTAAAGTTCATCCAGCGTGATTGCCTGTTGTGTCAGATTGGTAAGATCGGTTTCACTTAAATCTCCTAAGTTCTTCTTTACCATAAGGACAGCATTGGCAACACTGTCCATGCTCTCCCCGACACCTGCTTCATACACAGATTTAATAACGGAAGCGGACTGCTCGGCAGCTTCTCCAGTCTCACCAAAGTACGCATTAACCTTGGTTACTGCATTTTCTGCTTCCGAATAAGCATCTATAGCACTGCTTCCGATTTCCTGTATTTTATCCCCAACTGCTGAAAGCTGATCTGCAGCTTCCATAAGGGCAGCACCCTTCGTAGCTTCTGCAATTTCTCCGATATCTTCCGCTGTCTCTTCTGCAGTATCCCCTACTTCTTTCAAATCTTGAATCAGATTTTTTACTGCAGTACCATCATCAATGGTATCGAGAGCATCTCTAAGTTCCTTTACATCAGCTTTTCCACCTGTAACTGCTTTCCCAATCTTATCGATTGCTGACCTTAACTGATCAGAATTTGCAGTTCCATTTTTTATGGCAGATACCAGTTTACTTCCAAGAGCATCTGCATAATCATCCACTTCTGTTCCAGTCGCATCAAACAGCTTCTGAAGTCTCGCTGTGTTTGTAGCGAGACTATCTTGCTCTGACTGCAAGCCGGATAAATCCGCTTTATACTGATTTAACTTTCCTCTGGTTTCTTCAATTTCTCTCTGAAACGCCATGTATTTTTCTTCTCCAATGTCCCCACGCTTAAAGGCGTCTGCCACCTGTTCCTGTGCGGACTCCAGCGCATTCAGTTTTTCTTTGGTTTGATCGACTGCCTGTGAAAGAAGCTGTTGCTTCTGTGCTACCAATACGGTATTGGAAGGGTCGAGTTTCAACAGGCGGTTCACGTCATTTAATGCAGACTGGGTTTTTGTTATGGAAGAATTTACACTTTTTAAGGCTTTGTCTAGACCAGTGGTATCGCCACCAATCTCAATCGTAATCCCCTTAATTCTGCCTGCCATCATCTCACCTCCCGATATATGTAAAAACGCACCCTTCCGGATGCGTCATTAAAACTTATCAAAATCTTCCTGTGTCGCTACTCTGTTATACTTCACGCCATCATTGGCTTTTTCTGTCCACATATCAATGACCAGACCTACCGTAAGCAAGTCTAAATCTGCCACAGAAATGCCAATCTCTACACTACGCAGAAGGAACAGTGGCGTTGTCATTTCCCGTTCACTCCTGCCAACTCTTTTTTTGCCTTTACTTCTGTCATCATGTTATCTCCCCACAATTCCAGAATCTGTGGAAGAACCTCATAAATAGAAAACATATCAAACTGATCCAGCCATTCTTCAATCGTAGATGGAATGGAATTATCAGCATGATATGCCATGATGTATGCTACGTTTTCAAATATTTCTAAATCTTCAATCTGGAACTCAGAGCCTTCTTTCTGTTTTCCTTTGTAAGAGGATTCCAGTCTGGATAAATCCTTAAAAATATCACGTTTGAACTTTGCTCTGTACAAACGTGGAATGGTTGCGGAAGAACGAAATGGTACGTTCTTTCCGCAGATTTCGATTTCTCTTTTAATCATTCCACGCTACCTCCTATTCTGCTTTTTCTGTAGGCACATACACATTTTTGTACCAATCTGCGTATGCCGTCTGGTCTGTTGTATCCCCAGTACGTGCTTTTACCAATCCATCAGAACGAGGATCGGCTGTTACAGAAAGAGTTTCTGTTCCCGGTTCAATCGTGTCTTCTTTTGTTTCAGATGCGATAGAAGGACGGGATGCACTACAGTTATAAAGGACATGACGGATAGCATTTACATCACCATCAAACTCAAAGAGCAGAGCAAATTTGACGCTTTCTGTCACCTTGCTGTTTTCCACAAGCACACCTTTGGCATCCAACGCTTCCTGAAGAATTTCTGTTCTGAACCATTCTGGGATCAGGGCGATTTCCAAATCACCGCTGTAACCGTTATTGGTAGAAGAACGGAAATATACAATGCCATCTGCATAGAACGGACTGGATTCTCCCTCTGCATCGAGACTAATGCTGACCGCACCTGGTATTGCCTTTGGTGTTGCATAGGTGAAAGACGTCACTCCATCTGCTACTGTTTTTGTCAGTTTTGCTGCATGCACATTTTTCAGATTGTATTTCACTTTATTTCCCATGAACTTCAAACCTCCATTTCATATAAAACTTCATATAATTTTTCGGACTCAATGTAGGTTTCGGTCTTTTCATAGAACAGTTCATAAGCATCCAGCACTGCTTCCACCTGCTCTTCCAATTCCGGCATTTTCTTGTCCGTATATAATTCCAAATCCAGCTGTTTCGCTTTAAAGTAGACCTTTCCATCTGCTCCAAAATTGTTACTGCCGGGTGTTACATATATTAAAAAAGGCGGTTCCGGTGACTCTCCTTCTGCAAAGTGATGGTATGCAAAAGGCAGTCCCATACCGCCTAACATCTT